TCACCGCCCTCTCGTTGGCTATAAACCCGTTCATGAACTCATCGCTTATATTTACGTCCTCAAGGTTAGCGCTCTTAGTAACCACGGTAGGTCCTGTCATATCATCGTCTCCACCACCATTCTCTGACTTGCCCGATTTGCTGGCTTTCATCAACGCAGCTTCCTCCATAGCCAGATTATGTCTCTTTGTCTCATTGAACTTAGCCCTCTCCATCATCTGTTGATTAGCCTTGAAATAATAATCGTCAACGCCCAACGTCTCATATGAGTTATTATAAGACCATCTCAATCCGACACCACGAAGGAACTGCTGCCGCACCATAAACATGCCGGCCCGCTCCGGACTGTAGTTGTCGCCGATAACGCCCTCAGCCTCCTCCACGAAATCATTTTTCTGCTTGGTGATATCCGCCAGTTCCGACTCCAATTTAGCTTTCTTTATCTTATCATTGCCGACACCCTTCAGCTTAGCCCGTATGGATTCCTCCTTGACAGCAAAGTCATCGATATACCCTTTAAGGAAATCAGAGGTGCTTTGGACGTTAAATAAATCAGGATTTGTCCTAGCCATATATCTTCCCTCTAACTGCATCTGGGCCTTACCATTCTCAGATATGGAAGCCATAGCTATATCCCTGACCCGAGCATAGCTCATTTCATCTATGTACATCTCACGCATCTCCCCCGTCCTGTTGCCATTGGCGTCAACTACCGGCACATTGACTTTCTTCCCCTTGTTAAGGGAGATGAAGTTCTTCATCTTCTCATCAATCTCAGCGTGATAATCCGTATAAGGAGTATAATGTATAGGATTAAGACGTGTCCCTACCTGACCGTCATTCATCCAAGCCACGGCATCCGCGAAAGCCTCAGCCTCGTTTATAGGACGATACATCTTGGGATTGTTCAGCTTCATATCCTCCATCTTCTCGCTAAAAGCCCGGATCTCCCTAGTACCGGCAATAGCATTCAACACACGGGTATCCAGAGCTTCTCCAAGACGAGCCTGTATGCTTCTGGCTATACCGTCGGAAGCCAAATTAGATTTACGATACACGTTATTCACGTCCTGTATCAACCCATTTAACCTATTCTGAAGATATTCCCTATCCTGAGGTTTTATAATGTCAGAATTGATAATATAATCAGCATACTCGTTTATAGCCTGCCGATTGGTATCTATCTTCTGCTGCATGTACCCCATCCCCTGCATCATGACATCCATGTTGTAGGGTGATACGTACTTGCCGTAATTCCTTAATATACTATATTGTGAAGCCATCCTTTATCCTTTCTTGCCTTTAGTTACTTCCTGAGCGGGATATAATCTCCTATAACTCAATATATCTCCTTGAGGATCAGCGATCAGCTGCCCATTAGGACCGATCTTTACATCCCCGAATATAGACCTTAATGTATTCATGGTCGTAGCCGTATTCCACTTCTGCTGAATCTCATCATTGACGCTATCGAAATACCTAGCCCAGTTCTCGTCATTTATAGCCAATCCCTGCAATATCCGTTGTTGATAAGCTTGACGTTGGGCTATGTTCTTGTCGTAAGTATTCGCCCATGATTGAGAATTGACATTATCAGCCCAAGTCCTTTGAGCCACATTTCCTTGTTCTACCTCATTTATATACTTACCTATATTGGAACTCATGATAGCCTGTAAATTGGAAGATAAAGCCCCTCTCTGGGAATCCGGGACATTACCCATCTGATCCAATTGTGATTGGAAAGCACGATTAGCCTCAACCATATACTGATCAGCCGATCTCAACACCGGATCCACGGTAGGAGCGTAATGCCTTTCCAGACCTTCCGTTGTCACGGCTCCCGGGGTCATCCTAAATACCTCGGGGAAGTCAAGACCGCCACCCACTATATTCCTGCCTCCATTGCCGCTGTTCGACTTACCGGCATTTGTATTGGTTTTAGGAAGTGTATTAGAATCAATCAGCTCAGACATATCCAGCTTAACATCGGGATCCTCCACGTCACCTATATTCATAGGACCGGGAGCCACCTTGTGGGGATCGAGTATGAAGTCAAGACCTTCCATGCCTTTCATGGATCTTAACGCCTGCATCTTAAGCATATCCTCCCCAAGGATCTTATTAACAATATCTTTATTCTTGTCAGAAAACAGTTGACTGAAATGAGTGATACCAGCGTCATTAAGAGCCTTGTGTTGTTCCTCTGTAACGACATCCAAACCGATCATAGGACGAGATGTGGTAAACAAGCCTAATTTATTATCTCTCATCCTATCATGATATGCGGCTTTCTTGTCTTCCGGGTAATTACCTTGACTATCCTCACCACCAAAGGAAACGAGCGTCGTGTAATCCCGAAGCGCCTCGGCGTTGGCGATGATCGGGTTCTCTGCCGTAGCCAAGCCCATCCAGCTACTTGTCTGACCGTAGATAGCGTCTTGCAATGCCCTAGCCCTAGCGCCCTCTGAAGCTCCCATATAAGCATCGTAAGCGACCGGATTGAATGTCTTATAATAATTCAACCTCTCATCCGTATTAATGCCTCCATAAGAGCCATCGGCCCCTTGGCGCTGATAACCGAAATAGTTAGGATCATTGTTGAACCTATTCTCGATCGGACGGAAAGTTAATTTACGACCGAACAAAGACGTGCCTCCTATCTCCATCTTTTGACGAATACCAGCCACTTTATTAAGCAACTCTTTCTTAGCCTCGGCTATATCCTCCTCCGTAAGACCGTATTCTTTCATGGATCTGGATATGATGTTATCTATCTCACCACCCTTGGCGAAATACGTATCCTCATCCTTCTTCATCTTCCGGTCTTCCTGTTCCTTGTATATAACATTAGCGAAATCCGTAAATCTTCCCTCTAAGCCATTAACGGTATCGTTACTATCATTTATAGCCTTAGATAATATGGAGGCGTTTAAACGCCTTGTATTCTCGTCATCTATCTTATCGTTTTTCTTCAGCTTCTCCAGCGCCTTTTTCTGATCATCGTAAGCCGATTTAAGACCGATCTTAGCCTTATACCTATCCATTAACGTGGCGTACGTATCCTTTGGTGTAGCCTTAATACCATACGTATCCCTAATGTATTTAGCGAAATCCGACTCTATGGTGGTATCATCGGTGATAACCTTCGTACCTTCCTCCAAGAAAACGGGGGTTCCACCATCGGCGTGCTTCTGCCCCATAGCCTCCATCGGCGCCTCCCCGGGCTGCGTCACGTACTCACCTTTCTCGATCTCCACATTGGCTTGATCTTCCATTGACTTAGGTAACGGATACAGGTACTCACCGGTAAGGCTTCCGCTATCGAACCTATTATTAGGCCCTAGATAAACACCCCCACCATCCTTGTACTGCATCTGGGATTGCCTTCTTTGTCTGGCCTCACGCTCCTGAGCCAACCTGATATTGGTACGAGTACCTTTCTCAGACGCTATCCCAGAAACCACGTTACGAGCCAATCCCATGATACCACTAATTCCTGAGGCTATGGTGGTTATCGTATTAGCTGTTTTAGCCCCAGTGGATAAATCACCATATCCCTCGCTTCTCATACGCCCTATACCACGACCCATCTGAGTGAATCTAGACCCTATATCATCAGCGCCATAATAAGGTATGGTGGTAAAGTCAAAAACATCCGTACTGCCAGACTCGTCAACCTTCTTATTGCTGTCAACGATAGCGTTCAAATCACTTGTATCAATGGTATTAATATCAGGCTGCTGAATATCAAATCCTATCCGGGTAGACGAAACCAGAGGTTCCACCCCAAGACCCTGAAGACCAACAACATTACCGGGCATGACAGGATCAACTTCCCCAGCATCTTGATATTTAGGTATCTTCCTTTTAATTACATACTTTCCCATATATCAAATTATTTCGTTCTGATACAAAGATAGTTTAAAAAAAATACAGACTCACCATTTGACAATGATGAGTCTCTTTAATACTAATCCTTTAAAGACATAACAGGATTACCCCATTTCTTTTTCCACTCATGACCAAGATAATCTATAAGTTTATCATAAGTATCTATAAAACCACCATCTATAACCCCGGTGATAACATTCTCTACAGCTACTATGTCGTTTAACTGATTCTTTGTAGCCGTATTCCTTATCCCACTCTCATGCTTGTTAAAGACGATAAAATTAATAGCCTTAGCTACCCTTGATATCTTATCAGACAACTGACTCTTGTCGCTAACCAACCTGGCGACGGCCGAACTCATCTTGATATAAGCCTCGCCAGCGGCATTCCTGTCCTCTATGAATCCATCATGCAACCATATTATCACCTTGGCGTATATCTCCGGATCCAACTCCAAGGCTATCATGACAAAGAAATATGGATTAATATACCATTTTTGCCCCTCTCCTTTTCCCTTGCGATAAGCCATACCGTATTTTTTAAGATCCGTCATCTTACCTATTTTCAATACCTCTTTTTGTACAGTACTTTTCATTACTGTACATATATTGTTGGCACTTAGCTCTTTAACTAGAGATTTCATTTTCTCCTGAAATCCATTAGTAGCAAACAGGTGGTCGAGTCTTCTCGCCTCCAGCCCAATAGACTTGCGTTTCTCGTTCAACGCCTCCATTACTTCAGTTATGCATACAAATCCGTCCTTGGACATAACAGAAATGTTTCTACCTAACAATTCCCTACTCTCTGATGACAAAATCAAATTACTTTTCATAACTTTACCAAACGTTTTAAATTAATAAATGCGCCTATCCGCTCGTGATGAGTAGATAGGCGCACAAATATAAATAATACTAATATAATTACAAAATATAATTAACTATATTACAGATAATAATACCTTGTAATTTTAATTCATCGCAAGATAGTTACAGTAACTAGATCCTTTTTACAAATAACGAACCTATTGCTTTCACTAGGTCATAGAAGCCAGCAGCGCTAAGCCCGACAGCCACCCCATACAACAGAGCTTCCCACCATTCACTCCCTACTAACAACGGGGATACCTGAAGAAACCAAGCCAGGATACATACCAGCATGCCGATAACTACAGCCGATAGGATCTTAGCCCACTTGTGGGTGTCGATATACGGCACCACCTTAGCTAGCTGAGTAGCTGACATCGTAACGAAAGACATAATGCCGGTAAAGGTAGTCAGATCAATAGTAATAGACCCTTCTGATGGGATTACCTCTTGCGCCATCAAAGCGAATGGCGTCAATAACATAGCAAATAAAAACAACAATCTTTTCATATCAAAAACGTTTAATTACTTCACAAATATAGCATTAATTCTGGGTTCTGCTCATACCCTTTATATTCAGCATCAACCCCGGTATCATGTTAAGCACCAACTGCCTTTTCGCCTGTTCCTTACGCATACGCTCGGCCTCCGCTATCTGCGCCTCTGATTGAGGATCATTCTTAATATTATTAGCGATGTCCTCTATAGCTTTCTTGTTAGCGCCGGATTGAGCTAGCATCTTATATAACAGGTCTTGACCTTCCTTCTCCCACCAGCTATCTATGGAAGGGCGAGAAGCCAAAGAAGGATCGGCAGGGGCTACCGTCTCAGGCACGGGCTGCTGACCTCCGTCCCCCGTGCCCGAATCCCGCTGTCCGAACTCGTATCTCATTGGCTCGTTCTCCGGGACACCGTATCTGTTGGAGAACATATCGGCGAACTCAAACCGCTTCTCGTTTCTTAATGTCGATCCAAGGGGTCTTCCGTATCCTTGATTCCATGCCACGGTAGCGTCCTTGTAGTTGGTAGCGTTATCAAAATCAGCCTTCGAATACATATAGTAATTATATACATTACCTTGAGCGTCCTTATCAAAGAACTTGCCTTGGTTCATGTAGTTCCAGCCTAGCCCCGGTACACGACCTTGATACTCATCCACAAGATAATCCAGTTGTTGGGTCAATGTCGGTTTCTTACCATACCTACGCTGTAGCTCTTTCTTCCTCGGTCCAAGCCATTGCTGGATACCAAAGTCACCGGCGGCGCCTAGGGCTTCGGTGTCCCCTCCGGACTCGGCGGCGATGTTCGACAGGATGCCGATAGCTTGCGTTTGTGGTATCCCCTTCTTTTCTGTCAGATAATCCCATATCTCATCATATACAGCCATCTTATTATTCTCTGATCTACGAGGATCAATCACATACTTTCCAGAACCATAATCGCTCCCTGTATTTATACGACCTCCTTCAGCCTTGTCCTCCAACTTATTCTTAGACATAATAGCGTTACGAATAAGAGCATCCTTACCACTCTCTGGAGCAGGATTATAATCCTTGAAAGAGCCTCTCTCCTCAAACTTATCACCTATAGCATCTAATACCTTGGTAGCTATATTGATCGGGAACTCTTGATCATTACTATAAAAATCATATACATCGTAAACACCTAACCTCCAATCCGGACGTCTATAAATAGTAAAATTACCAAACCCTGATAATGGGGTAAGCTCACCAGCAGCTTCGGGATAAAAATCGTACTCAGAAAAAACCGTAGGCTTTCCGGATCTTACCGAATTACGATTCTTCTCAAAGATATCTACCCATTCTCTAGACTTTTTCAAAAACTCCAGTCTACCATAAGCATCATCTGTAACCGGCTTATCGGAACCATATATTTCTCGCTCCGTATCACGAATCTTCTTATCTAACCTCTTTATCTCATCCTTAGTGTCACGATTAAACATCCTCTCGATATCAGCAATAATATTATCGGGGATTCTTATTCCCTTGCTATTTCCGTCAAGACTATTAGGTTGGGATAAGAATCTACCCCATAGCTGTTCACTATATTCATCAACATTAGCTTTGCCATTTCTTCCGTATATAAACTCCTTAACCTTATCGGGAAGACTGGCATTTGAGGCTACCACATCAGGAGTGACATTCTCGTGCAACCTTCTTCTTATGGCATTACCTAAGATATCTTTTAAATACGAAGCTCTATCAGATACATCTTGTCTTACATACATAGGATCATTACCAATAGGACCTCCTTCGGCTTTCCGCTCAATTTTCTCTCCCCATAGCCCATATTTCTCCCTAGGCCATATGCCGTCTATGGCATCCACATAACCAACGGGATGCTCCCCGTCTAGACGCCGGTTCCGTCGCTCGTCCGCAGGGTACAGGGCGTTAGCCAACGGCTGCGTGATATAACCCAACCCCTTATCTTTGGATCTCGACATAGCGTCCACCACAGTCTGATATATAGGTCTTAATTTCTCAGGCAGATACAATCCCGCCTCATCAACCAGCTCGCCTATCTTCTTATTTATACTCCTAATGCTGAAATTATAATTACCCATGCCATTATTCAACGGAGACAACGCACCTCTTATCCCATTCATACCCTTAACAGCAGCTCCTCCACTAAGGATATCAAACTCCGGGGATACGTTCCTTAAAGGACTATCATCCATACCCCTGAAATACATGGGACGCTCACCTCTTACAACACGATCAAGATCTTCCTTATACAAATCCTTTATCCATGAAGGAATCTCCTCCGGTCTATTTTTCTTAGCCATAAATCACGTTTTTCCACAAATATACGCACAATCAAACGGATATTAAAACACGAGACGGGAACATGATCCACATCACATATCCGCCCATGATATCAACATAAGACCAAATCCCGCCCCATTGAGGGCGCTAGCGTGTCAACTAGCTATTCTCCCAATCCAGAAAATCACCGTCCACTCGCTCCTTCAATGACTTCCTGCCATTCAGAAATACCTTATAGGACTCGATGTAAGACGAGTCAAGTATGCCTAACTTGGCGGCGTTATAGTCGTTCAGCATCTTCTGCTCAACACCGCTACCCCATAGGGCGTCGATACAGGCTTCCAGTATCTTGTTGGCCGTCAACGTGGGCCATACCCTGACCTCGTTGTAACTATAGGAGATCACGGGGGACATATCGTCACCCATCTCCCTTGTCTCCTCTCTAACGTCCCACCGGTAAAGGTAGGATCCGTCACCGTCCTTTTCCATAGTGATCGGTATAGTGTCGCTATATGTTCTTTTCATGTCTTGTTATTTAATCGTTATACAAAAAATTCCCGACGTGAGACGTGCGGCTACGCCGACGTTTTACGATATTCGGGGAAAAAGCAAAGGCGCGAACCGATGTTACGATACGCATCGGAAGGCGCCTCATTCGTATTCACGAAAGCGAGGCCCGCAAACGACCCGTGGCCCGCGTACCCGCCAACCAGCACCACCTGCATGCGGTTAGCCGATGTGTAGGTGTAGTAGTAGTCGCACCAGTAGGTAGAACTACTACCGCCGATCTCCGTAGCTACGATATCACCATCCTCACCTAGGAGCATCTTCTTGGCATAACCATTGGTACGGCAGATGTTGCCTTTCTTGTTATAGCCTGTGTAAGATGTATCGCTGAAGTTTGACGGGTCATCGGTAGTCCATAAGATAGACAATCCGGAATCACCCGTGGTGACTTGTATGTTGGCCCCATCGGTGTATTTCCAGATATGGCCGAACGGATTCTCTATACCACGATACCTGTTAGCCATCAATGTGGCATGAGTACCGCCGGAAGCGTTCTTCACCACATATGCCTTCTCTCCCGAGCCGTTCCCGAACTCGTTGGTATAGCCGCATGGGATAAGGGGGTTGGCGTTGTTGAAGTTAGTCCAATCCGTCATTTGCGTCGGTCCCGGACCTAGGCCGCCTTGTGCGAAACCGTTAGCGTCCTTCTGGGCGTTGAAAGGCTTCTGGCTGTCCAGCGTGGCGTACTCGACGGCGAATAACCAGAACAGTATCTTGTGGGCGTTGTAGGTGTACATCTCCCATCCGCTGCCACGTTTCCTCGCGGCTTGCCGGAATTGGTCTCGGGTGAGGTTGGTGACGGGACGGCCTAGCAAGGAACGGTAGGTTTCGTCCCATTCGGCGGTGTTGTCACCACCACGATATTCATTATAAGTTGAATCAACACCCAGACGAGACATAAGAAGATCTTTGCTTCTGTATATTGTAGCCTCATATGAACTTATAAAAAAATCATCCACGTATTTATATCCTGGTAATGGGGTTGCAGATATCATGCATCTAAACTTGGTACCATTGAAGTAAAATTTATACCAATGTCTAGGTATCATTATCATTATTGAAAAATTTTCAGGTTCACCGGAAGCTAGTCGAACGTCTGAATCGCTCCAACTGGTTCCAAGATATTTATTTATCCCACCTTTATTATCCAAAACGGCTCCTTTCATCTTACTCTGGATAGGTAGCTCTCTATGCAATTGAATATTACCTACTCTAACC